CTGTTCTAATCCATGAGTAGAATCAAGATTTCTATTCATATGATGTGTTAATACATTAGTACCTACATTTAATAAATCCCAAAAAGTTCTAGGTTTTTCAATGATAATTTTATCAGTAACTAAAGTATTTGCATAATCTGGAAACATTTTTATCATTTCAATTAAATGATTCTCTTGAAACTTTGTTTCTGCAAGTATCGGAAACTCTTCTTTAAATACAAGTTTTGTTTTATCGACAGTTTCTTCAATAACATTACTAATATCATTAAGGGAAATATTAGATTTAATATGTTTATTTTTGTATTTACTTGCAACAATTCCTACTATCATGCCATTAAGACATATTAACCTAAATGCTCCACCTAAAATATTTAACCCAACAGTTCCATTGTAACTATTCATAATATTAATTTCAGGAGTCATTTCATCTGTCTTAGACATTTTAACAACTTGTTTCGGGAAGTGCCAACTAAATTGTGTTTTAGCTCCACCTGCCAATACATTAACTGCTTTAGGTTCACCACCTAGTTTCTTAATAAGTGGCTCTGCTATATTCATAATAGTTTCGTTCTTTACAAGTTTATAACTATCTGTCATACAACTAAGGATTTTTCCATTATCTTCTCTCACTATAAATTTATAGCCACTTCTTTCATTTTTATCATGCGTTCCAAGATTGTGAGTAACAACATCTCTAAATATTGGTACTTCTTTTACTGAAAACATTGCGTCCTGTAACATATTACTCTCCTTTATTTTTATTTATTATTTCTTCCATTTTCTCTCTAAATATATCTACTGCTACTACCATTAATATCATACCAAAACCTATTAATAATACTGATATGCTAATTAAAAACATACTTCCTATCCACTCTGCTAATGTTAATATGACCATCATTTTTTCTCTCCTATTTTAATTTATAAACTCCCCTAACATAGAGCCAACCATTTGTCATCGATTTTTTTTATTAAATCAATTATTTAGGGGAGTTTAATTTATTTTATTATTGGTGGTGTAGATCCTAATCTTTTTCTTTCGTTTTCTACTATAGTATCGTGATTTTTATCTGAATTAGATATTACCGTTCTAAGATAAGCAAATCCTTTACCATGTTCAAAACTTCTTGAAGTGTAAAAAGTCTCTATACCATAATCTATTAATTGATCTCTGCATTCTTTAATACCATAAAGAAACTTATGAAATTCATATCTACTATCTGAAGGAACATTATTTATTATTAGTTTAGCAATTCTAGTTATTTGCTCTCTTGTTCTTCTGTTCCTTACTTTTAGCAAGTCTCTTATATCTAGGCTAATATTTCTACCAGACTTTGATTGGTATCCACACGCAGGACACTTATTCATTGTTACCTTTACAATCTTCACATTTCTCTCTCTTTTTTCCGTAAGTTGGAAAACTTTGATAATGCTTTACTACAAAAGATCCTCTTCTTTTTTGTTTTAGATTTCTCATGCTAGCTTTATCATACTCCCAACATCTTTTGCAAGAACTACAAAACTTTATTTTTTTGTCTGCTCTTCTCGCATCAGTATTACATCTATCAGACTCAAATAAATTAGGGTCATGAACTTTATTTATTAACCAATTCATACGTCCTCCTTATATTACTTTAACTTCTGTTGTGCATCCCCATCTATGCTTCCCTAAATAGAAAGGTCTATCTTCTTTATTGACTTGATTAACTTTAGTTACTAGAACAGATGTTGATACTTTTGTATGATTTAATATCACTGCTTGAGTATCTGATTGAGTTTTAATTAATTCTCCTATTTCTATATCTTTTATAAAAGTATATCCATCGCTACATTCTATAATAGGTTTATTAATCAGAGCAAGTTTCGCAAGTTTGTCCGCCATTTCTTTCTTTTTCTTCAATTTTGTTGCCATTTTCATCGTCTTCTCCTTTGTAAAACATATCTACTATTTTTTCTAATTCATCTATAAGATTATCAATACCATTAAAATGGTCTGATCCTTTGTACATTCTTAGTGCCATTAGCATTAACAAAGCTTCATTCTTACTATCAAAAGCTATTGCTGGTTGTTTAGTTTGTGTTCGTGTTTTTTTCATTTGTCTCTCCAGAGGGTGAGGGTGATGCCGAGAGAGAAGAGACAGGACATTGAAGATAATATTAACACCACCCTCGTCTCTAAATTACTGATTTATTATATATAAATACAAGTATTCTCTCTCGACAAATTACTTAATTAGAAAAGTTAGAATGGAACGTCATCATCTACTTCATCTTGAGATAATTCTTCTCCACCTTCCCATAAAACAATTTCTTTTGCTTTAAGAGTAGTTCTTTTCTCTTGTTGATCTAATGGAAGATCTTTGGTGTCTCTTGTTATATAACTATGTGTTTCTAAGTCTATAATAACAGGTTTACCTATAACGTCTTCTTCTTCTATTAGCACTAGTTTCTTTTTACCATCTGATTCTTCTAACTCAATACCAAGACCCTCTAGTAATTTAAAGTATCTACTATTTTTGTTTGCTGAAGATGTATCAGTAAAGATAAAGAAACCATTGTCATAGTATTTTTTACCCGGAAGATGGCTACATTTTATTTCTTCTTGGATTCCAGTCTCATCTGCAATAGGTATTCTACTACCATTCACATCTAATCTGTATTTATATCCATCCATTTCCCATAGTAATTGAGTTTCATCAGCAGCTTCATCTGCTAGTTGATAACACATATTAACTATAATTGCTTCTCCTGCTCTAGTATTTACTTCTTTAGTTGTCAAAGAAACAATATGAGCTGGGTATTTACCTTCTTCTGTCGGTATAAACTCAGGTTTGTTTGAAGGTTCAAATACTACATCTAGTTCTTTTGCCATTTTTAAACTCCTTTTGGTTTTGTTATTGTGTATTTTTCCATTAGTTTCTGATATTCAGCTTGAAACTCTTTCATTTCTCCAGTTGGTTTTATTTTACTACCACCACGAAAGTACAATCTAGGTGATACATAAACATCGTCTGATATTCTAAAGTATCTTTCTGTTGATCCTTTCTTTGTAGAAACATTACCAGATTTACTTAGAGCTTTTTCTGCTGTTTTAGATAATTGACCAGATTCTCTTAATCTTTTCAAATCATCTTGTTTTATTTTTCCCATTTTATTCTCCTTTATCCTTTAAAGAATCTCTTTCTCTTGTTAGTTTAGACAAAGAACCATTGTAGTTTGCAGTATTTAGAACTTGGTCTTTTATCAAACCATGTATCTTTGTCATTTTATCTTCGCTTATTTCAGATGCAACTAAAAGTATTTCTTGTTTTTGGTCATCAGATAGTTCAAGATCTTCTATTTGATTTCTGTAAACATCATCTGCAATATTCATATACATATTAAATGCTTTCTTAATACAATCTGTATTAGCTGCTTTAACATCATTACCAATATCAACAAACTCCCCTGTCGCTCTTTTTGTTTGAAGTCTATGAGCAGCTACCATATCACCAGTTCTCCAAATACCTTCATCATACCATTTCAAACGACCATGAACAACGTAAGCTGCTCCACTTAGGTTTTCTGATTTATGTATTTCCCAAGACCATCCGGGGAACTCTTTGTCTGCTATTTCTCTCATGTATGAATACTCTACATAATCTGTTCCAGCCCTTTGTTTAATAAAAGGTTTTGGAGTTTTCATAAATGATACTTTTTTATGTTTTATTGTTATTGCTTTTCTAATATCCTCTACGTTAGACAGGGATACCTGATCTGTAATAACAGTTGTATTGTTTTCCATTTGTTTTCCTTGTTATTTTTTTAATAGTGATGGACAAATACTACTAAATTGACAATATCTACATTCCCAATCTTCAAAAGGAACACCATAAGAAATACCAGCTTCAAGAAGATCAGAGTTTTCAAAGTCTTCACCTGCGTCTGTTAGTATTTCATTTAGTTCTTTCCAATAAGATTCAGCATTTTTTATGTATTCATTGCTTACAATTTGCTCTCTCATTAAAGAAGTATTTTTGTTGTACCATATTAGAAACATATTTATTCTAACATCCTCGCCAAACTCTTCTTTGATTGCTAGAGCATAACTACCTAATTGTAACTTATAGTTAGTATCTGTTGTTGCGACTCGGTTTTCTTTCCGGCCAAACTTTGTTGTCCATTTGTAAGCTGCAACTGTTTTGAAATCGTAAAGATTAAACTCAGTTACTTCCCCATCTGTAAACAAAGCTTCTCCAACATCGTAAGTACCTACTAAATTATANTCNGGAACAGATACTTTTTGTTCTGAATATAATTGTACGGCATTTGTTGGTTGAAGTCTTTCTTGTTCTTCTTGTATTATCTCGTTTCTCCAATTGACTGCTTCTTCTATATCACTATGTGTAATAGTTCCAAGTCTAAGTAGTCTTAAGGATTTATCATCCATTTCTTTTTTATCATACCCGAAGAAGTTATACATTTGTTTTCTATAACAACTTCCAGCAGAGGACGCATGAAACTCTTCAGAGTCTCTTGCTCTTTGTTTATTTAGATGACTAAGATAATCTGTGTATACTTTGATTAGATCCATATTCTCTCCCTATGGTTACTTAAATTTAATAATATCAATACTTAGAGTCAATCAAAAATGTAAGAGTGTCCGGCTTTTATCTACGCATCGTAAATCTCACACACTCGGTTTTATTAGTGTTAGCTTCAACTCTTACATTTTATCCACATACCAATTACTTTAACTTACTTTCTAACCATCTAACGAATCCAAAAGTATGGTTAATTCCTTTAGCTCCAATGTTAAATTGAGTTAACTCACTTGATCCCCAAAGTTCTGAAGGTCTAAAATACTCTGGGTCGTACAAGGTTGTCATTTTCCAATCATACAAAGTAACAATTTCATCTGTTTTATTGTTTCTGAAGTAATAATCTCTAGACACTTTATATCCATCTGATTCATTTCCAGATCCAAATACAGAATCTATAAGAGCAGGAATTAATTTACATACTCTTTGAAGACTTGATCCTGTTATATCTTCATTAGTTATTTCTTCTTCTTGAGCATCGATAAGATAAAAAGGTTCATTATTCATTGCTTTCTCCTTTTTTATTGTTCATTTACTAAATACCAATACTTTTCTCCACAATCATCATCCCATGCACTAACTTCTGATAAGAAAAGATCTCCATGTAAATGACAATAATGTACATCTTCTACATCTATTCGTTTGTAATACCCTATTCTAAGAACTCTTGTCCCATCTAAAGTAGAAGTAAACTTTATTTTCTTATATCCTTTTATCATTAATAGTAATTTGATTTTATCTTCCATGTGATATATAGAATCTTTTACAAGTTCTGCATTTTCATCATCACTATTAATAGGAATAACTGGAGAAACGAGTCTTTTTGTTATTGAGCATTTTCTTTTTTCAACTGTTTTTAGGAATCCATCTTTCTTTAATCCATTTACTCTTCCACTTACAGCATTTATATCAAAACCAGTAAGAGATGAAATTTCTCTCAACGAAATACCATTGAATATATTTTCAACTCTATCACAATGAGATTTCACAACGTATAATATCTTATCTCTTTGTGTTTTCATTGTTCCTTCTTCATTAATTTCTTTGTATGCGACTTTACTTGTTGTTGCTATCATTATTTTTCTCCTCTTTTTTCATTGCTTCTTTATGATTTATTTTGTTTAACAAATTTGATTTCATTAAAGCAGAACTAAAAAATACATCGATAAGCTTCATCATTCTTCTGTAGGCAACTCCTTTATATTCTAAATTGCCTCTGTTGTATGACGATATATACGAATTAACAACTACCATTTTCTTTGAATTATACATATTGATTTCCTCTTTTATTTTTCCTTGTTTGTGTTTATTCATCCAGTAATTAACATCTTCTTGAGTGCCTACTTCTTCAAGTAAACCTTTTTGATCATTATTTTCACATAAATAATCTATAAATCCTATTTTACTCATAATGTTCTCCTTTGTTTTTTAACCATTCATTTCCATACATTCATCATCCCAATCTATCATCTCTTGTAAAGCAGAATTTGTTACTTTAAGACTTTGAATTTCAGCATCTAGTACAATAATTGTTTGTTCTAGACTTCCAAACTTCTTCACAAAACGATTAATTGTATCTTGTTTGTACTTAGACCAATTGAACTCTTTACTTTCTATTTCTTTTAAATTATTAAACAACATCGTTAATCTCATTAATTTCGTCTACTAATCCTACAGCTTCATCTTGCAATGAATTAGCACGATAAAACAAATCATTTATCTTATCTACATACTTTTCATTTTGTTTGTTTAATCTTTTTAGTTCTTCTGCAATGTTAGCATAAGAAATAATTTTACTTCCATTAACTTTTTGACCTAAGTCTTTAACTAATTGATCTTTCGATCTACTTTCTGATTCCCAATTAATTATATCTTTATATATATCACTTGATTCTTTAACCATAATTTATTCCTCTTTTGTTTGATTTTTTGTTTCGTCTAATTGATCTTCTATTTCTTTCAAGCATTCACTATACCCAATATAATAACCTACTATCTGATCTAAGTTTTTTAAATCATCATAGTCTTTTTTTAATGGTTCACCAAAAGAAGTTATATATTCTTTACAATGCTTTACTTTTTCATTTACTCTCTCTAGTGTCATTAATGCTCTGAACTTGCTTATCTTCATATTTTTTCCTTTTGTTTACTTACTTATCTTCATGCCATAGTTCTTTTCTAAAGTATTTAGAATTGAAATACATAAACCTCTTTCTTTAAATATTTCTTTTAGCTTCTTACTATGATAACGAGGGCTATAATTATATTTAATAAGGTCTAGCCTTCTCATTTCTTTTTCAACAAGATTAAAAATATATTTTTCTTGGTCTTTATTCATCTTTACTATTCCTTTTGTTTATTTAAATTAAAGTTTAGACGAGGGCTGACTTAGTATAAAGCCTGATTCCATACTTCTCTTTATTCGTAGGTCTATGTATAAATACACTTCTTATAGAATAAATACAGATGGTGTCCGCTTTTTGCAGATTTTAACTAGTATAGCTTTATACATACCAGCCCTTTGATTCATCGACTTGCCGAGTCTAGTCTAAGTTCTTGCACTGCTGACTTCCGAGGTAAAGTAGAACTGCGGAGTCCTTATACATTACAATCAACAGCGCAAAAAAAAATTTTGATCAGTTTATACCGAGTAGCCCGTTATCCCTCTACGGAGATAATCTAGTTTTAACTCTCTTAGACACATTGATCAGGTCTAGGCGACTAATTACCAATCACTTCTTGTACTACCATAATGTTTAAACATTTTAAATAATAGAAAAGCTTTCTTACCTACTCCTCTACATTTATTCAATTGACTTTCGTTAACATCTTTAGTAGCATTATATAATTCATCTAAATTTAATCTAGAGCAATACACTTCATCTTCTTTCCCAATACATTTATCTAACGCAAACAACAATGGATTAGGCAACAGCTCGTACGACTTAATCGGTTCTCTCAACATAATTACTCCTATAATGTTAATACCCAAGTTATCTTAAAATTACTATATATATACATAAACTATCTATGCGTCTGTATGCATACAATATAGGCTACTAAACACACATTCTAGACATATATGTTGTATCTAGACAAGTAGTTTAATGTAGTTAAAGTTAAAATAGTAATGGGAGCAAACTTAATTACTCCCACCCTAACTATCCTATTGTTCCAATATGAACTGTTTCTTCTTCTACTGGAGCGTATACTGGTTCATAACCATCTGCTACACACATATCATTTATCTCACGAAGATTCATTTCAAGAGCACGTTTAATGTCAGACTTAGATTGTATTGACACACCAAACGCACGATTCCACCCACGCTTAACAGGTGCTTTAAGTATCTGATCGAGACTACTTAACTTCAACTGCTGAGCCTTCTCAAGGTAGTAAGACCTTGGAACTTTTGTAAAAACTTCAGCTTTCGCTGCTTGCTTAGACATAACTTTCTCCTTTATGACTATTGTTAATTAATTATCAAAATAATAATCAAATCAAAAATAACTAAAATTAGTTATATCAAAACCCCCATATAGGGGGTATATATAGAGAAAAAGGCTCTCTATCAAAATCCTACAATTTTTTTAGTAAATAACTGGGGTTTGTACTTGTATTGGTATTGACCTATCATTTAACTTAGTGGGTGGTTGGGCAAGGGAAAATAAAGGTATATATGAATAAAGAGATAATAGAGTTATTAAAAGAAAGACTTGAGAAAGGAAAACGAGAATACAATGAAGAACTTAATCCTTTTGATGGTAGGGTTTGGGAAATAGAAGCTTTAGAAGAAATATTAGATGGTATGATATATACCGCTACGTCTATATTAAAAATAATACATAAAAAGAAAGTAAATGGCAAACCTGATAGAAAGTATAGCAAATCTGCCTCTTAAAAAACAACAAGACATACTAAGTAGTTTAACTAATAAATTAGTTGCTATTGAAGTAGATGATAAAATTTATTTAATACCTGAAGAAATAAGCGATTTAATTGATGGTCTATCAGAACAAGTGCTAGTATTAACAGACAAATTAATATGGAAAACAGAAGAATAAAAAACATAAAACACTTTGTATATGATGATTTAGAAGAGTTTAAAAAAGATCATCCTAATACAGTTGTGCATCCCGATTGGAGAAAAGCAGACGAAAATAGTTGGGTGTATAGTGACGATGATAGAATTGTACAATTATTAAAAGTTAAAAAAATGGTAAGTCATCATTCAGATACAAAAAATTATAAATATGCAGACGGTTGGGTACGGACTGTCGTAGGTAGTTTTATTAATAAAAAATCTACAAAAATGGATACAGACTTTTCTAGTCACCCTAATAGATACACATTTTCTAAGACTATAAAAAATACTTCCGAAAGAGTACATAAAAGAACTAAAATCACCAATAAAGAAAAAGACTTTGCTACAAATGTTGTTGTAGGTATGGGTGCTTTAGATGCATATAAAAATGCTTTTAAAGAAGAGTCTAATCAAAAAGCTAGAAAGAAAGCGACTATATTATTAAAACAGGAAAGAGTAATGGAAGAAATACAAAAATCAGTGCTTGACGTTGCAAAAGGTTTAGGGATAGACCACGAATATATATTAGGTAAATTAAAACATCTTGCTGATTATAGTGAAGATGATAATATAATTTTACAATCTGCAAAAGAATTAGGTAAAATAGTAGGAACATCAAACAATAATATAAAACAAAAAGAGGTAGGTCTAATGGGTGTATTCCAAGGGTTCTCACAAGAACAATTAGAAGGTGCATCTAGAGATCAAAAACAAATCGAAGGAGAATCCAAATGATATGCCCTTATTGCAAATCTGCTCATACTAAAAAAAATGGTACAATTAAATTAGGCAGTAAAAGTCACATGAAAGGAGATAAACCTAAACAACAATATGTTTGCAATAGTTGTAAGAAAAATTTTTCAATAACATACGAAGTATTAGAAAACACTCCATATGCTAATAATAGAGATGTAGAACCCGGGGATGTATTAAGTGTTAAAAGTAAAAAGACATTACGAGTTCATGGATTAACTGATGTCCATGTAGGAGCAGTAGAGTTTGATAGTGAGAAGTTTCATCGAGCTGTACAAATGATTGCAGAGGATAAAGATGCAAGATGGTTTGGTAATGGAGATTTACTAGAATTAATTCCACCTAATTATAAAATTAGTCAAGACGGACAAGATATTCCACCTGATGAACAATACTTAGAATTTATAAGATTAATAGAACCAATTAAAGACAAGTGTTTATTTATTCGAGGAGGAAACCACGATTATATTAGATCATTTAATATACTAAACTTTGATGTATGTAAAGTCCTTGCTGAAGCAATGGAAGTTCCTTACTTTAGAATGCCCGGATATACTAAAATAACCATTAAAGATAAAGAATATAAATTAGTTAGTGGTCATGGTAAAGGTGGGGGAAAAAATGGGGATATGGAATTAGATAAAATGGCTTCAGTATATAGTGAAGGAGATGTATTTTTCTTAGGACACAATCATCAATTATATGTAAAACCTATGCATAGTTTTGTTGTTAGTAAAGATGATCAAGAAGAAGAAAGAAAAAAATGGTACATAAGAGGTGGATCATTTCTTAAATATGCTGATTACGCTAGATATTCTTTTTATCCTTTGGCAAGAACTGGATGGGTTACTATGGAGTTCTCAGAGAAAGGAGTCGAGTGTTGGGAGAATTAAAACCTATAGACGATGTACCTAACGAATTAGAATTAGATGAAGCTATTATCTATTTAAAAGAATTAGATAAGATGATTTCTCAAGATTTTATATTGTACAATATGACTTCTACTACATACTATAATATTAAACGAATGCAAAAAATTATAAGAATGTTAGACATCCCTGAAAAAATAAAGGAGCAGGCATGAAGAAAAAAAATACAATTACTAAACATGATTTAAGAAGATCTATAAAAAGTATATATCAACAATTAAGTTTTGTTACAGAAAGACTTAGGGTTACTGAAACATTATTTAATGATTTTATAGAAATGGAAAAACTAGAAGATAAATTCAAAGACCACCTAGATGGCAAATATCAACAGTCAGAACATAAACAAAGCTGAAGAAGCCTTACAATTAGCGTATAAAGACCTTATCTCTTTTGGTAAATTATTTTTACCAGATGATTTTATGAGGTCTGAAACTCCATTTTTTCATTATGAAATATCTGATGCAATAGATGATAAAGAAGTAAAACAAACTGCAATTATAGTTCCAAGAGGTCATGGTAAAACAGTTCTTACAAAAGCATCTATTATAAAAGACTTTGTATTTGCAAGTAAAGAAAACTTTTTATTTTATGCTTGGGTATCCGCTACACAAAAATTAAGTGTAGGTAACATGGATTATATTAAATACCACTTAGAAAATAATGATTCTATACGATATTATTTCGGGCCAATGAAAGGAAAAAAATGGACGGAAGAAGATATAGAATTAGTAAACGGATGTAAGCTTATAAGTAAATCTAATGTAGCAGGTATTCGTGGTGGAGCAAAGTTACATAAAAGATACGACCTTATTGTTCTTGATGATTTTGAACATGAAAACAATACAATAACAAAAGAAGCTAGAGATAAAAATGCAAACTTAGTTACTGCAGTTGTTTATCCTGCTATTGAACCACATACAGGAAGACTGAGAGTTAATGGTACTCCAGTCCATTATGATTCTTTTATAAATCATTTAATAAATAAACACGCTAAAGCAAAAAAAGAAAATAAATCTTTTGCTTGGAAAGTAATTACATATAAGGCTTTATTAGACGAAACTACTCCATTATGGGAAGGATGGTTTCCATTATCAAAGATAGAAGAAAAGAAAAAATTCTATGCAGATTCTGGACAACCTCAAAAATTTTATCAAGAGTACATGATGGAAGTTCAATCAAAAGAAGATGCTATATGGAGAAGAGAACATATACGATATTGGGAAGGATACTTTAAACACGAAGATGGTGTTAATTTTTTAATAAAAGATAATGAAGAAATCCCAGTTAATACATTTATAGGTTGCGATCCTGCTACAGATATTGATACAAAACATTCTGATTATAGTGTAATAACTGTTATTGCAATTGATGGAAATAATAATTTATATGTATTGGAATATGAAAGGCATAGAAGTATTCCTACTATTGGATCTAAAAATCCAGACACAGGAGAAATATTAGGAAAGAAAGGTGTAGTAGATTTAATATTAGAATTACATGAAAAGTATAATTGTAGTTCTTCAACTGTAGAAGATGTTGCTATGAATAGAAGTATATTCCAAGCATTAAACGATGAAAGAAGAAGATTAAATAAATTTAATATATCTGTTATTCCTGAAAAACCGGGAGGAACTCAAAAACGAAATAGAATCTATTCTGGTCTTTCTGCACGTTTTAGTACAGGAACTGTATATTTAAAGAAAAATATGTTTGATTTAATCAACGAAATCCTTACTTTCGGCCCTAAGATGGCTCACGATGACACAATTGAGAGCCTTTATTACGCACAAATTCATGCTTTTCCACCAAACATGAAAAAAGATAAAAAAAAGAAAGGTTGGTTTAAACCAAAAAGAAAAGCAAAAAGTTGGTTAATATCATAGGGATTATTCATGTATAGATTTGGGAAAAAAAGCAAAGAAAGATTAAAGGGTGTAGATTCTAATTTAGTAAAAGTTCTTAATGAATTAATTAAAATAATGGATGTAACCATTATAGAAGGTGTGCGGAGTAAGGAGCGGCAAGAGCAATTATTAGCACAAGGGAAAACTAAAACAAAGTATTCCAAACACATAACAGGAAAAGCTGTTGATCTCGCTCCTTACCCGATAAATTGGGAAGACAGAGAAATGTTTCACTATATGGGTGGAATGTTAAGAGGTATTGGTCAATCTATGGAATTAAAAATTCGTTGGGGTGGCGATTGGGATTCCGATGGAGATATAAATGATAACAAATTTGATGACTTAGTTCATGTAGAGATAAGGGATTAACAATGGCAAGAGTAACTAAAAAAAATAAAGCACAAGTAAATAAGCAAATATGGGATAAAGCAAATAACTCTCATAGACAAAGATGGCAAACCACTAGTCAAAAAGGATATGATTTTTATCTTAATGAACAATTGACTAAAGAAGAAATGACAATGCTAGAAGAATCTGGTATGCCTACATTTACTATTAATAGAATAACTCCTATTATAGAAATAATGAAATACTTTGTTACTGCAAATAGTCCTAAGTGGAAAGCTGTAGGGGCAACTGGTGATGACGTAGACGTTGCTCAAGTCCATTCCGATATAGCAGATTATTGTTGGTACTTATCTAATGGTAAATCTCTCTATAGTCAAATAGCTTTAGATTCATTAACTAAAGGTGTGGGTTACTTTTTAATAGATATTGACAAAGATGCAGATAGAGGAATGGGAGAAGTAAGGTTTAATAGAATAAATCCTTATGATGTATATGTAGACCCTTCTAGTCAAGATTTTTTATATAGAGATGCAAACTTTATTCAAATAAGAAAAAATATATCTAGATCCAGACTTATTAATTTATTCCCAGAATATGAAACAAAAATAAAAAAAGTAACTAGAGGCACAGATGTAATATCTTATTCTCAAAGAGATGCAAGTTTTACAGACACAATTCAAAGAGAAGACATTACAAGTGGAGTTAATGCTGAATCTGAAGACGATGATATAGTCCCTTACTATGAAACATACTCTAAGAAAAAATTTAAATACAGAAACGTATATATAAAAATAGAACCCTCTGAATCTGAATTAATAATGTTAAAACAAGAAGTTCAGCAACAATTAGAAACATTTAAACAAGAAATAGAAGTTCAAGTTATTGAAAAACAATTACAAATAGAAAGACAAGTTCAAGAAGGTGAAATAATTCCTGAAAGAGCAAAATTAATGGTAGAAAATTCTCAAAAAATGGCTGCTCAAGGTATTAGAGAAAAAGAAATGGAACTTATATCTCAAGCAAGAGAAGAAGCTACTATTGTTAAAGAGCAAGTATTGTCAGAATCCCAATATAAACAATTTGAACAAGATGAAGAATTTAAAAAGAACATAATAGATTCTATAGAATTTTATGAAAATAGAATTGTTAAAACTTGTAGTGCAGGTGATGATACTTTTTTATTTGAACAAATAATACCTATTAGTGAATATCCAATAATTCCTATTCCTTATATGTATACAGGAAGTCCTTTTCCATTAAGTGCAGTTACTCCATTAATAGGTAAACAACAAGAAATAAATAAAGCACACCAAATAATGCTACACAATGCAAACTTATCCTCTAATCTTAGATGGATGTATGAAGAGGGTTCCGTACCTGAAGATGAATGGGAAAAATACTCTTCTTCTCCGGGAGCATTGTTAAAATACAGACCGGGTTTTAAACCTCCTACTCCAATTCAACCAGCTCCTATTAATAATGCATTTTTTACAGTTGTGCAACAAGGTAAAACAGATGCAGAATACATAAGTGGAGTTCCTTCTGCAATGATGGGATTTTCTCAAGACCAAGCTGAAACATATAGAGGGTTACTTGCTAATGATGAGTTTGGAACAAGGAGATTAAAAGCTTGGATGAATAGTATCGTAGAACCTTCATTAGAGCATGTAGGTAAAGTCTTTCAAATGATGGCACAAAAACATTATAATATTGAAAAAGTATTTAGGATAGTTCAACCAAATGCTGGAAACGCTCAAGAAGAAAAAGAAGTACGAATTAATGTTAGTCTTTATAATGATTATGGAAAAGCAATAGGAAAATATAAAGATTATGCATCTGCTAGATTTGATGTTAGAATAATAGCCGGTGCAACCCTACCATTAAACAGATGGGCATTATTAGAAGAATATTTTAAATGGTATCAAGCTGGTCTTATAGATGATGTAGCAATGTTATCTGAAACAGACATTAGAAATAAAGAAAAAATTATGGAAAGAAAATCTATGGTATCTCAAATGCAAAGTCAGTTACAATCTATGCAAGAGATGGTCAAAGATAAAGATGGTGCAATAGAAACATTACAAAGACAATTAGTCCAAGCTGGAATTAAAATGAAAGTTGGAGATGCGTCAATGGAAGTAAGAAAAGATGTTTTGGAAACTGAAGCTCAACAAAAACTCTTAAGAGGAATGTTGAAAGTTGAATTTGACAAAATGAAAGCAGATATGAAATTAGTAAAAGAAGATGTAGGTAAAAACGAG